TCGGGGACTCCAGCACGCGTTAACCGCGCGGGCGCTTCCAGCGCCTAGCTGAATTACACTTCCTGCCTTCAATGGCAATGAGGGGTTACCCTCAGACCACTTCGGGAATCTGTATGATCCAACTATTAAAACTCGCCTTGCGAGCTTTGATGGCTCTGTTTAGTCGGGGCCAAAAGCCTCAACTAAAAACCGAAGCCGATTGGGATTTAATTCCTTTCGATTTCAAGGTTGATTGGTACTGTCCCGCCTGTCAGCGTCTCACGCTGAGGGTGGTCAAGGAGAATGATGATGCCTAGCGTTTCGAAGCAACTTCAGTTGCAACGTAGCGTTACACGGATGTACGATAACGGTGTTAAGATTGTGGAGTCTTCTTCACAAGCTCAACATTATATCGACAAGAGTTGGACTAATACACCCAACTACCGTGCGGTTAAGGCCTCATCACAGCGCCTACCGGAAAATGGTTTCATCTTTAGAGAGTGTAAGGGCAATGGCGGCTATGCCGTCTTTCGCCAAGAATCTCTTGGGCTCACGTACCTCTACTCTAGAGGTTACTGGCTCTTCCCTAGCTTCCCAACAGGAACGAACGACCACGTTTATTACGGGGTTCAATCCGACCTTATTAAGCAAGCCAAGGGTCAAAGATGGAATGTTCCGGTGTTCGTAGCGGAGGGTCGCAAGACCACTGCTATGGTATACGGAAGAGCGCTCCACCTCGTCTCGATGATGAGGGCGTTGCGGCGGGGGAACTTTGGCGAATTCGTCGTCAGGTTCCACCCGTCAGCGGCGCCCCCGTCGAAGAGGCGGATATCGAAGTTCAACTCCGAGTTTGGCCGCAACCCCTCAGGGGCCGCGGCTAATGCTTGGTTAGAGTTTCGATATGGTTGGCTTCCGTTTGTGTCCGAGGTCCGTAATGCGGTAAATACGCTTATGGACGTAGTGGATAAGCCAAAGAACCGAATTGGAACCGTCCGCTCGCGGAGGAGTCAGTTCTTCATTCAGAAGGGCTCGTCTCTGATGTATCAGGATGGTTTTAATAGGTGTTGGTGTCGTTACACTGCAGACACTCGTCTCTCGGCCAGGGCGACTTGGTTATTCAAGCCGCTCGACAGCGATCTGCCAAGCCGTTTCGGCTTGGTAAACCCGCTGGAGGTAGCGTGGGAACTACTACCATACTCCTTTGTGGTTGATTGGTTCCTACCTGTCGGCGACTACCTCTCAGCACTTGATGCGCCCTTTTTGTTTCAACATCAAGGGGGCTCTCTGGGCCAACGCGCCTACACGGTAACCGATGTCCAACCACATGAAGTGACTGGAGATTGGAAGCTGGTAGGAGGCGGAGGTTCTGGGAGCACTGCACTAGGTGTCTGGAGACAGCCGTTTTCGTCCGTACCGAAACCTGAACTGCTCAAATTGAGCTTTAATGCCCAGCTTGGTGCAGCGAGGGTCACGTCGGCGATTGCGCTGTTACGCCAGGCCGCTTCGCGGCTTGGAAGATAGGTTCAACTCTCAAGAAAGGATCGGCTCATGGCCGCACAAGCAAATATCGTTTTGAACGATGGGGCTACCACGCCCGTAGCTCATACCTTCAATCCGAAGGGAACGAGCGTCAACCCGCAGACTCGTAAGAGTCAGGCGACCTGGAGAGATCAAGCTGTGGGCCCTGCCCTCAACTACCTCTCTTTGAAAGAGGAGCACTCGCCAGTCAACGCGAATGGCATGCAAAAGTTTCGTTACGTCATTGACGTGCCGACTCTAGAGCAGGCCGCAAGCGGTGGCTCGTTTGTGCCGCCTCCCACCAAAGCGTACAGCACCGTTGCTGTCATCGAGGTGTGGGCGCATGATCGTGCTTCCGACCAGGAGTTGAAGAATATCGTGGCGTACGCGAAGAATTTCGCGGCTTCCACGTACTTCAGCGATGCGGTGGTGAAACGTGAACCGGCTTGGTAAGTTTCCTTACCGGGCTTTTACCCTTCGGGGTGAATCACATCTCTCAACCATCATCCTCCTCGTAGGAGTATCACTATGCGTCATAGTTTACCTGGTCGTACCAGGGGCCCAGAGCAACGCGAAGTCGCGAGACAACGCGTGTGTCAATATCGCTCTCCCGCAAAGGGGCGAGACGGACTGATTCTGGACTACCTCGAGTCTCTCGGCACGCCGAGAGCCTTGACAGCTTGGATGTTGTACCGTTACGGTGAGCATCGCCAGCTAGTTGGGTTAGCGATAGACCCGTTGCTGTATGAGAACGCGGAGAGATTCCGCAGGGATTATGCAGCGACTAAATTCCTTTCGAAATGTTCTGGCCTTAAAACCGGGATTGATCTTAAGGAAGTGGCTATTGCCTCGGCTATGCAAGCCGAGCAGCTTTGCCTAGAGACCAATTCTCGCCTTAGGGGGTTCAGAGATGGTTCCGTGAGGAACCCGCACGCTTCTGTATGGTACAGAGCGTCAGCGATTATCTCGAAGATCCTTGGCACCGTTCCGAGTAGATTCCGGGACGTTGGTTGGTCTCATGGGCGGACATCGTCCGCCTACGGCGAGCTGAAGTCTGTGGTACATAAATATCACAGTCGACCTGACGTGACTCGATCAGCGCGTCGGCATTGCCTTGCATTGCTGCGCGAATCACCTCTGTGGGGGGCTGCTCTGCTTAACGCAGACGGCCCTGCATCCGTGCTTTCATCGGCACTGGTGCATGCGGAGGGGAACCACCTGATCACTGTCCCCAAAAATGCGAAAACTGATCGTACCATATGCTATGAACCGCATATGAACATACGTCTCCAACTTTCCGTTGGGTCGTTTATTCGCTATCGCCTGAAGAAATTCGGTGTCGATTTGAATGATCAGACTATCAACCAGCGGAGGGCAAAGTTTGGAAGTATTACTTCCAAGCTCGCTACCATCGATCTTTCGATGGCTAGCGATACCCTCGCCTTAGAACTCGTCTGGGAGCTTCTGCCTGTTGAATGGGCATGTCTCCTCGACGATTTACGTTCTAAGTACACCCTTTGGCCTGACAAGCTCTGGCGAAAATGTGAGAAGTTCTCCTCAATGGGGAACGGATTCACATTCGAACTCGAGTCTCTCGTTTTCTACGCTCTTGCGAGCGCAGTGACTGAGGGCGTCAGTGTGTATGGTGATGACATAATCGTGCCCACCTCCGTCTTCCACGATGTCTTAGACGTCTTGGAGGGTGCAGGCTTTAAATCAAACACCGCAAAATCCTTTGCGAGTGGGTGGTTTAGGGAGTCGTGTGGTGCAGATATGTTTCGCGGTTTAGATTGTACTCCTGTTTATCTCCGATCGTTACCAAAGACGAGAGGTGACGTAGCCGTCCTCCACAACAATGTCCGGCGGTGGGCCTCGGTCAATCCGAGACTTTCCGTCGCGACAATGCTGCGTTCTTGGCGCTGCGCCAACCCGCTGCCTCTGGGCCCGCAAGGGTACGGAGATGGCCACTACCACGTTAACTTCGAGGAGGCTTTGCCTTCCCGGTGTGAGCGCGGTCGTGACGGGTGGGTCTTCACAACCTATTCATTCGTCCTCGGTGATCCTTATTACCGAAGGCGCAAGAATGAAACGGAAGTGGAGGTTTCGATCTCCGGGAGATTTTCCCAGAGGTTTGGATGGAGCGCACTTTGTGCGTCCATAGGTCCCAAAAGGACCTATGATTCCTATGCCACAACGGCTCGAAACAATCAGTACTCGTACGTCAAAACCAAGGGGCTGGCCAACTTTTGCTGGCCCAACGTCTCTTGGGTTTAAACCCAGTCGTACTTTCGGTCTCTGACCTGGAGGACTAAGGTCCACAAAG